GTTGGTGCATCACCACCTAAGCCCATTGATGTTGTTTCAATCAATGAAGATTGTCCTGGCTTTTTCTTTTTCTTAGCGGCCTGGACATCTTGTGCCATGTCTTGAGTTTTGGTCGTTTGTACTTCTGGCGTTTTAGTCATTTCGACTGGTTTTGGCCTACGACCTCCGATTATTCCACTCATAGTATTCTCCTTAATTATTATTTACCGTATGGTTTTTTCTTTTTCTTTTTCATTATAATTATCCTAATAAAGTTTTCTTTGCTGTCTTTGCAGATTGTTTAAAATTAGCAGCAGTTGGTGCACCTTTTGATCCTGGTGTTCTCATTTTTTCACCTGAGCCCGCTTTAATTCTTCTGCGTTTTGCATGTATGTTTGCGTATAATCCTGGTCTTGCCATAGTATTATCCTAGTAATGATGGTTTATATGAATCTTCGTCTTGGTTTTGTAACCCACTGTTTGATGTCAGTATGGTTGCTTTTTTGCCACGTCTTTTTCGTTGTGCATCAGGATCTTCTTTTGCAACAGATCCAGTTGGTGTTAATGGAACAACTTGTTTTGGGGGAGGCGGCATGTTCATTTTGGGGCTAAGTATTCTACTCATTGTATTCCTAACGGGTTGTAGTTGTTATCGGCCAGCTGTTGTGGCACTTGTTCATTTGTTTTTAATTCTTCCATACCAACAGCCAGGCAACGTAAAGCATCACAAGCATGTGAGCTCCAGTCGTGTACTGGTTTGGCATTGAAGGTTTGCAATGCGTCATTAAATTTGCGGTGATAGTTCCTCAAGGCATCTAACAGTTTCTTACAACTATCCATGTCTATCCAGCATCTATTGAGTAGCAGCTGCGTATAGTGCAGCCCATCCTCTATGCTGAGTTTTGGTACTATCTTAAATCGTAAACCAAGTTCGTATGCAATCTCACGTCTTGATTTTCCATTTGTAAACTCACGTTGTTCCAGGTCGTGAGGTCCATAATGATCTTTGTAAACGTAATCTTTTTTGTTAATTGCACTAATGTAGTGCGGCAACCCTTCGTTGCTGTTTTCGTAATAATCTATAATTTGTACTGATCTGCCAATTTGTTGAAAAAATATAATCGTTGTTTTGTCTGATATGCCAATGTCCCAAGCCGTTGATACGGGGTAGGTAGCATCATATGGCACGCGGCCTACTTGTCCTTTTTCTTCTATTTTTTCTATAACATCTCCGTATATGGCTCCTTCTAGTGCGGCCACCCAATCACATTCAAACTCTTGTCTGTACTTTTTTTGGCCCATCAAATCTAATGCAGCATCTAATTCTTCCTGGTCTACAATGCCAGTTTCAGATGCTTTTGCTATTCTGACGTACCAGGTAGGATCTTGTAATCCGTGTTGGTACTTAGAATAAAAATCATTGCTCATGCCCTGGGGAGTCCCAATGAAAAAGCAAAATCCTTTTCTATCTGATAGAGCTGGTCTTATAATCTCAGGAAACAATCGTGGATTGACCTGAGCATATTCATCAACAATAATTCCATCAAAGTAAGATCCTCTTAAACTGTCTGGGTTCTCAGATCCTAATAAGACAATTTTGGCACCAGTTGGAAACGTGCAACTTAGTTCTTGTTCGTTAAACTTTGTTCCAGGTATGACACCAGCATAATATTTTAAATAATCAAATATAATTGATTTAACTTGTTTGTATGTCGGTCCGATGTATGCGTACCGTGGGTTCCACATGGTGTTTGTTAAAGCTCGTTTTATAAGCTCGTTTATGCACAACACCGATTTGCCCGCCCTCCTATGAATAGAAAGTACGGCCCATCTGTGTTTTGCTAAATTCTCGTGTATCTCTCGTTGCAGCTCTCGTGGGCTGTACGGTATTGTAATATCCATTAATGTACTGTTGGTTTTTCTTCACCAAATTCTAGTTGATCAATATTTAATGTTTCTAATATCCAATCAGATACATCTCTGCCGTGTAAATTATTACGAAAACCAGTAATGTTTATTAAAACACTGCGGGTGTTTTTGTCGTAAAACACCATGGCAATTAAATCTTTTAAATCATCATCCATCCAGGGACCTCTAAGTCGGGATATATATATATATAAAAACTGCGGCCATTGTTTCGGGGTGTGCCATGGCCAAAAACTGGGAAAAATTGTACCCCTACGGGCTCACATCCCGCAATAATCGTTGGAAATCCTACCTTTATTGTTAATTATTCTGTACCTTGGTTGCGTCTAACTTCTGAACTCCAACTTGCGTGCCCGTAACCGTGCGTTGCTGCTCAGAGCTGGGGAGGTTTGGCATCTCCCACTTGATAGTCAAAGAACTATCTCCAGTTTGTTTGATCTCTTGCTTGTCAGAGTACAAGCTAATCAACTTACTTGCTACAAATCGAATATGGTGCAGCTTCTCACGAACCAATTGCATTTGCTGAGGTGGAATATCCTCACGGTCTAATATCTCCATTGCTGTATCAAGCCAGGTCTGCGCACCAGTCCGTCTTGCTTCTGTTACTTGCTCACTAAAATCTTTATCGTCACGCATCCACTTGTATATTGTCGATAGTCCAGGCATATCTTTTTCCTTTGCTATCCTGGTCAGTGGTTTTCCCAGTTGAAGTTGCTCTAGTATTTTGTCTGAGTATTTCTCTAATTTCATCATCGGTTTTATTTTTCATTGAAACTAAATTTTTCAATGCCTTCAATCTACCTTCAATTGATTTGGGCCCAGTTGACATGCCTCCATGGTTTTTACAACGGTAAAAGCCAGACTTCATTAAATAACCTTTGGCTCTACATTGCACAGTAAAGTTGCTTTTTCGAGTCATAGACTCACAAAATACTTTTTTAGATGGTCTCCCTGGCATGACTTTTAATGCTACACAAAGTGATTTGCATATTATATCAAAATTAGTAGGTTATTTGAGGCATATTGTCCAATAAAAAAAATATACCCCGTAGTGATCTTTTTTCTTGACTGTAACCTTTTTGGCTACTAGTGTGATCATGTGAGACAATTAATAAATAAAAATACGGAGGTAAATATGAACGAGCCAAATACTTTAAATGATCCTTATTTATGGATGCCAAGGCAAATAGCTTTGGATGTTTTAGCTCATAACATTCAAAAGATGCTGAAATGGTCCAAGGAACAAAATTTAGACACTACTGCTTTGCTTGTTTTAGACAATGCTTACAGACAAAGTTCTAAAACTTACAACAAAGCTAGTGACAAATTTAAAAATCAATTGATAGGAGGTAAATAATGGGTACAAGATGTAACGTAGTCATTAATTTTGGTGACACTAAAGTTAGAATATACAGACATTGGGATGGATATTTATCAATGACTGGTCAAGATGTTTTTAACAAAATAAAATCAGCTACAAAAAGAGATTACAATTCTGGCAAGGATGCAATCAACATAGCTCAATTAGTTCAATCATTTTTAATTGATGGTAATTACAGGCTTGACAGTGAACAAGCTGGTGATTTGCAGTATATATACGAGATCAATTTTAATGATGTCTATCAAAATTCTGAAGATTACAACAAATCAAATTTAAAAAGTTTGGTTTTACACAGTAGAAACTATGGTAAATGGGACACTGAAGTTTTTTACAGTGTTGACTATCTCAGTGATTTTGACAAAAAAATCAGTGCAGCTGTAAAACAAGCATATATCCATGCTGCTGCTTGAACCAACTTTGGCTCACTACTTGCTGTCAGGACTCTTTGTCCTGGCAGTAGGTTTTTGTGTTGCCAAGGCAATATTTGATATTTTTAACCAGAAGGAAAAATAAATGAAAGAAAGAGAAAAAGATAATGAACTTATGAAAATGTTAGCCGACTTATGGACCAAAGACATTATTGATTTAATAGCCGATGGTAGACACAAAGAGGCTTTAAGTGTTGGTGTTAACATGGGATTGACTAAAAAATACATAAAAAAAATTATCAATGATTATAAAAAGGAAAAATAATGAAATACTTAAATAACATGAAAATTTTATGCGGGCACGTTAAAACAATTCAAGATACGGGTGATGCAGCTACAATAAAGCACAACGGAATTACCCTTGGTGAAGTTTGTTTAGATTGCTATGAAAATTCGTGTGAGTCTGTTTTAAACGTCAAAACAAAAAATCATCACACCCGTTATAATTCAACATTAAATGAAAAAGAT